GAGCGGCAATTCCAGTACGGCTGGTTCGAGCGGCTATTACAGTACGGCTGGTTCGAGCGGCAATTCCAGTACGGCGGCAGCCACTGGGGCTTATTGCAGCGCAAAAGCAGACGGAAAAGATAGCATTGCGGTTGCAAATGGTATTAAAAGCAAGGCGTGCGGCGCACTGGGCTGCTATCTGGTGCTGACCGAGTACGATGATGACGGCAATATGTTGCTGGCCAAAATGGCAAAGGTTGACGGAGCCGTTATCAAAGAGAACACCTGGTACACCCTCAAAAATGGCGAGTTTGTGGAGGCTGAGCCGTGAAGAAGCACTACAAAAAGCGCTGGCTTGAACAGCGATGGGATGCAAGGCAGCCGGAACGGTTGGAGCACATCCGGCTGAAGCGGCAGCTGAGAGAGAAAAAGGAGGAGTGCGGCAGTGAAGAAGAGCATGGGAATTGCAGAGTGCTGCCAGATCATGCGTGACAATAACATTTCGGTGAGCGAGCCGATCTTTACCGGTATGATTCAGGCCGGCAGCTTCCCGGCATGGGCGGTGCCGTCTATTGACACCAAGAGCGCCGCCCCGCTGATCTCCCGCGCCGGTTTTATGGCGTGGGTGAAGGATTTTTACAAGCTCGAAAAGGTTTACACAAAGGAGGATCCGAAGGAATGAAGTTAAAATCTACTGCTTACTACTGGCTGGCTGTCATTTTTGGCGGCGTTGGAATGGGCACAGCTATGGGCGCAGAGGGCACCGCGCAGACCACCGGATATATCTCCAGCACACTGTTTGCGGTGTCGCTGGTGCTGATTTTGGCCGCCGTTCTGCTGGCTCGTCTGGGCTTTGCCGCAGAGGACAGGGAGAGAGCCGCAAAGCGGCGTAAGTACGGCAAGATCAACCGCACCCATGCCCGCAACCAGGAATACCCGGAGAATCAGGAGCGTGGGGCATGATGACGGCCAAAGAGTACGTTGAGGGCAAGGTCAAATCCTACACGCGGCTTGCCGAACGCTGCAGGCGAGAAGCCGAAGCCTCAGATGACATTGTTGTTCGGGCCGAATACTCCGCACGGGCAAACGTCTGGGATATGTGCGCCGAAGAAATGGACAACGTGCGAGAGATCCTGGAAGAGGAGTCGGGGGAGATCACGTATGCCTGACACTGTCCACCATGTCATGTGGTACACCGTGTATGACGCAAAAAAGAAGAGCCTGCCCGTGTGCCAACACGGACAAGCTCAAAGAGTGATGAGTCTCGCCGCCCATCACCACAAAAATAACATAAAACAGGAGGTTTTACAAGTGGCACTTTTGAGAATTTACGATGTGGAGCAAGAGCCTCCAGCGCTTGTTTCGCAGCAGCAATTTCCGGTTACTTCGGATGCAATTGTGATTGCCGATGAACTGGCAAAGAGAAAGCCCGAACGGCTGTACAGGGTGTTTGACACCGATATGAACGTTGTGTATGCGAGGTGAATATTTATGCAAGAAGAATTGACCGTCCGGGTGGAGCACCCGGAACTGCCCGCTATCCGGTGGAATGAAGCTGAGGTGCAGCAGAACCTGACCGAGATGCTGGCCGCCTACACCGGCCGCGTCTACACCCCGGAGACCATCAAGGATGCCAAGGCCGACCGCGCCGCAGTGAACAAGCTGGACAAGCAGCTCAGCGATGCCGCCCGCAGCGCAAAGGCCTTTTACATGAAGCCGTTGGAAGATTTCTTGCAGAGCGCCAAGCAGATGCAGGGCCAGTGTAAGGCCGTCTCCGGTGCCATTGACCAGCAGGTCAAGGCGGTGGAAGAAGCCGAACGGCAGGACAAGGCCGACGCCCTGCAGACTGTCTATGCGGACTGCATCGGCGAGCTGCGGGAGATGATCCCATTTGACCGCCTGCTTGTGCCCCAGTGGCTCAACAAGACCTATGATCTGGCAAAGGCCAGCCGGGAGCTGCGCAAGAGCGTGGAGACCCGGCGGGAGGAGCTGCGGCTCATCCGGGAGAACTGCGGCGCGGACACTGAAGCCTGCACCACCGAGTATCTGCGTGAACTGAATCTGAACGCCGCCCTCGTGGAGCACAGCCGCCGCCAGAATGCCCGGGACGCCCAGCGCCGCGCAGAGGCCGAAAGAATGGCCGCAGAGCGTGCGCAGGCCACCGCTCCGGTCGTTATCCCTCCGACCGATGAAGAACGCCAGATCGCCGCAGAAGCGGTTCAAACGGCGCAGGCCAATGCAGCCATCACGCCGGATGGCAGGTTGGATTTCAGCATGCTTCAGAAATTCGCAGATCCTGAACAGCAGGAGGCTCCGGTCCGCAAGAAATACAGCTTCTGGGTAGAGTTCACCCGGGAGGACATCGCGTGGTTCAAGCAGGGAGCCGCAGAGCGCGGCTTCCGCTATGGTTCGATCAAATAATTTTGGAGGTACTTACTTATGGCACTTACCCGTTCCGGCGCATCCGCGCCTACTTCGTCTGTTTCCAACGCACAGTCTCTGGCAAACCGTTCCATTCAGAATGCCAACCGTGCAGGCAGCACCGCTATGCAGGCCGCATCCCCGTCCGTGCCGGTGGAGATCACCGGTGCTGACGGTCAGCACTTCACTGTGAGTTTTGGAGACGTGCGCAACTTCATCTGCCCCAAGGCCACTGATGCCGAATGCAAGATCTTTCTGGAGACATGCAAGCAGTATCACCTGAACCCCTTTACCAAAGAGGCTTACCTGATCCACTATGACAACAAGAACGATGACACCGCCAGCACCATCGTGCTGGGCAAGAACTGCTACATGCAGATGGCCGAGCGCAACCCAAACTTTGACGGCTTTGAAGCCGGCGTGATCGTCCTGACCGCAGATGGCCAGCTGCTGAACCGTGAAGGTTCCATCGTCTATGATGGAGACGGCGGCGAGACCCTTCTCGGTGGCTGGGCGAAGGTCTACCGCAAAGACCGCACCCGTGCCAGCTATGAAGAAGTCAAGCTCGGTGAGTATGACACCGGAAAATCCCTCTGGAGCGGAAAGAAGGCAACCATGATTCGCAAGGTTGCACTTGTACACGCCCTGCGTGAGGCGTTCCCGTCCACCTTCGGCGCTCTGTACGATGAGAGCGAGGTGCGTGTGGACGCTGAAAGCACCGCCCGCGAGGCGCCGCCCGAAGAGCTCCCAGTGCTGGATCCCTTCGTGGGCTCCAATCGTCACAGCAAGACGGCAGGCACCCTGATTCCTGCCCCGGATGCACCCTCTGCAGAGGAAAACGCCGATGATCCGTTTGGTGGTGATGATGCATGATCGTCCAGACCAAGAACGGCATCATGCTGCACGGCGAGATTGCAAAAGACCCGGCAATCCGAGACGTTGGGCAGAAGCGAGTGCTGAAATTTGATCTAAAAGCCAACCGTGCACAGGATGAAACCGGGAAATGGCAGAGCTTCTTTGTGGGCGTGAACCTCTGGCACGGCATCGACCAGTTGGATGGGATGCTGCAGAAAGGCGATCCAGTCACGGTTTTTGCCCAGAAGCTGAAAGAGCGGGAGTATAACGGCAAGATCTATTACGACGTGGACGCGGATGATGTTCAGCCCGGCGGGCTGGTGACATTCCGTTGGCTGCAACAGATGATCGACCTGATGGCACAGCCCGGCCCGCCGCTGGAACCCGCAGAACCGGCAGCAGAACCGGAAGACCTGCAGGGTGCGCAGATGTACTCCGGTGAAATGCTTGCGGATTACGCACCGCACACCACTGCCGCGCCGGAACCGGCTCCATCTGCCGAGTACGATCCCATCAACGATGATGCCGAAGACCTTCCCTTCTGATTTCGCAAGCTGTGCTATCCGGCTATACGGGCGTGCAAAAACGAGAAAGGAGGTGGAGTATGCCGGAGAAAAGACGAACCAGCTTTATTTTGCTTTTGGAACACGTTCACACGATGGAAGAACTGACAGATGAAGAATTTGGACAGTTTATCCGTGCGTATGCAGCTTATGTCGAGAACAAAACAGAGCCGGATTTTACAGACCGCTCCATGCGGATGATGTGGAAAACCGTAAAAGCGTTTGACGAAATGAACTTGCAAAAGTATTCCAGCACATCTGAAGCACGGCAGGAAGCAGGAAGAAAAGGTGCGGAAAAACGTTGGAAATCCGATAACAAAGCCATTGATGCCAATAGCAAAAATAGCAAATGCCATTTTGCTAATAGCAAAAATAGCTTATCTGTATCTGAGTCTGTATCTGAGTCTGTATCTGAGTCTGTTTATAAAGAAATATCCCCTAACGGGGATATAAAGAAAGGCGCTGATGTGCCGACGCCTGCGCCGGAAGCCAAAACGGCTAGATTTCATCCTCCTGACATGGCAGAGGTCAAGGCGTACTTTGCCGAAAAGGGCGGAACTGGTGCCCAGGCTGAACGGTTTTTTTCTTACTACGAATCCAATGGGTGGCGTGTGGGAAAGAACCCGATGAAAAAGTGGAAGGCTGCCGCATCGGGCTGGATATCCAGAGACCAGGCATCCGGGTATAACCGCAAGCCGACCGAGACCGTAGATGACCAGCTTACCCGGGTGCTGGCGAAGATGGACAGAGAAAGAGGGTTTGAGACGTGACACGGGAAGACGTGGCAAAGCTGATCCGCATGAATTTTGTGCTGTACAAGCTGGGCTCCAAGCCGCTGACCGACGAGGAGATGCAGACCACCATTGACGTGTGGACGTACCAGTTTGGCGACTATGACGGCGATACTGTCAAGCGGGCTTTTCTGGCGGCGAACCGGGTATGCGTTTATCCGGTCACGGTGGCAGACATCTTCAAGCAGCTTTCCCAGTGCCTGGACCCATCTGCCGAGTGGGAAGCTCTGACGGTGGCAGCACGCAAAGCGCAGACCTTTTTGAGCTGGCGCAAGTTCCCGATAATCATCGGAATTGACGAAAAAGGCGGGCTGCTGCGTAGTGACGGACAGAAAGAGCTGAAAGCCCTGTATGACAAACTTCCCCCAGCGGCCAAATCCTATGCCGGGAGCGTTGGAGGGCTTGCAGAGCTGGCTGAAATTCCGGATCTGACATACCGCCGGGCCGAGTTCTTGAAGCAGGCGCAGGCCGATATCGCCACTGCCCCCCGTGAAGCGGTAAGGCTGCGGGCGATTGAACCGACAAGAAAGGAGATTGAAGGATGAAGGTTGTTGATCCCTGCTTTCACTGCCCCGACCGGCACCTGATCTGTCACGACAGCTGTCCGAAGTACGCCGAGTTCAAGCGCCAGCGCGGCGCAGAAGCCGCTTACACCCGAGGGATGCTGGACACAGGCAAGGTCTACCACTACGACCACGAGGACCGCCACCGGGAGCGTGGCCGCAAGAAGTACATGGGAGCGAACGGAGGAGCGGACAGATGAAAGCTGTGCTTTTGAGCATTCGGCCAAACTGGTGCAAGCTGATTTGGAGCGGGATGAAAACCGTGGAGGTCCGCAAGACCCGCCCGAAGCTGGAAACGCCGTTCAAGGTGTACATCTACTGCACGAAGGCTCCTCAGCGCCTTATCACCATCTTCAAAGACGGTGAGGAAACCATGGACGGCGAAATCCACAACGGGAATCCAGTGTTCATAAAGTGCGATGAGTTGCTTCCGGACAGCGTTCGCGGTAAATCTCAGATGGTTATTGGAGAGTTCATCTGTGATGACATCAGGCGCATCGGTCCTGAGTACTGCATCGTCAAAGAAGATATTGAATCTGCAATTTCTGGAAGCTGTCTCACGGTGCCGCAAGTCAAAGACTATGCCGGATGGAAGTCCGGGATGAGTTATGCAGATTTGAAAGACTTATACGGCTGGCACATCTCCGACCTGAAAATTTATGACCGCCCACGACCGTTAAGCGATTTCACAAGACTGCGGGCAACAAAATTTGGCTATGAGCCTGTAGATGTTGAGCGACCACCGCAATCCTGGTTTTATGTGGAGGACGTCAGATGAAGCTGACTCTCTACGGCGACCCGCGCACCAAGAAAAACTCTGCGCGCATCCTCAAAAGCCGCTCAGGCGGGCGCTTTGTGGCCCCTAGCAAGGCCTACGTAGATTATGAGACGGACTGCCTGCGGCAAATCAAAAGGCCGCGCAGCCCCATCTCTGCCCGCGTGAACGTGAGGTGCGTGTACTACATGAAGACCGCCCGCCGGGTCGATCTGGCAAACCTCATCGAGGCGACCACAGACATTCTGGTAAAAGCCCGAGTGCTGGAGGACGACAACAGCAAGATCGTCGCCGCCCACGATGGCAGCCGGGTGGAGCTTGACCGGGAGAAACCCCGGGTGGAAATTGAGATTGAAGAAATGAAGGGATGATATGGACTTGCCAAACAAAAAGTACTCCGTCATATATGCAGATCCACCGTGGAACTATCTGCAAAAAGGAGCGGCTGGTAAAAAACAAGGGTACGCAGCCCAGCATTACAAAACTATGACTACCGATGATATTTGCGCTCTGCCTGTCCAACAGCTTGCGGGGGGTGGATGCCTATTATTCATGTGGGCAACATTTCCCACACTCCCGGATGCACTTCTAGTTATGGATGCTTGGGGGTTTACTTACAAAACCGCTGCTTTTGTTTGGGTGAAAAAATACAAATGCGGAAAAAACTTCGTTGGGATGGGTGCGTACACCCGCGCAAACGCAGAAATTTGTCTGTTGGGTGTGTCGCATGACTTTTGCGCAAAAAAGCAGATAAAAAGCCACTCCGTGCGGCAGGTCATTGAGGAACCTATCCAAGCGCACAGCGTAAAACCAGAAGAAACACGGCGGCGCATTGTTGATTTGCTGGGGGATGTGCCGCGCATTGAACTTTTTGCCCGTCAACGTGTGCCTGGTTGGGATGCGTGGGGCGACGAAATCGAAGAAAAGGAGGACGAAAATGACCCAAAAGTGGACGCTTGAAACCGACACGCCAAAGCCTGACAGCGGCGTGGACTACCGAACTGTCAAGGCGTGGTTTCAGCAGTGCCGCGACCTTGCGGCGGCTATCGAAGTCCAGAAGCAAAAAATACAACGTATCCGGGACGTGGCAGAAAAATGCACCCAGAGCCTGAGCGGGATGCCTGCAGGTGGTGGCAATGGGGACAAGGTGAGCTTTGCTGTAGAGCAGCTGGACACCGAGCGCCGACAACTTCAGAGGATGGAGACGGACCTGTGCAATTTGCGTGTTGAGGCCACCCGGCGGGCATACTGCCTGATAGCCGAGCCGGAATGCGCCGAAGCGATTTGCGAGCACTATGTCACAGGGAGGTCTCACAAAGAAATCGCAAAAGAAGTCGGCGTGTGCGGGGCAGATGTGATCTACCGGCGAATCAAACGCGGATGCATGGCTCTGGCCGAGATATGGGACGAGTTTTCTGACGTGCAGAGTGTACAATATGCACAAGAAAACACAGCGTGATTTTGGCAGTGGTCAGCTCTTTTCAAGTCTGTAAGCTTAGATGTAAAATTCTAATAAGCGGTTCAGCGCTAAGCGGTGGCCGCTTGCCACGCAGCCTCCAGAACGGTCCCTTCCTTGTGACAGATTTTCATGCTTTCCTGTTCTCCTTCACCGTTTTGCGGGCTGCTTCTATGCGATACACTGACACAAAGGCAGCTTGTCGATCATGAGAGACAGGAGGCGGTTCGATTCCGCCGTATCGCACCGTATGGCGCATGGACTCATCCCCCACAAAGCTGCACGCTTAACCTCCCGTGCCACGAGAGAAAGCTTTGAATCCCTGAGGGTGTGGGTAGGCTTCCCGACGGGATGTGCGCCAACCAACAGCCCCGGCGGCGAACCGGAGCTGTTTTTATATGGCCGCCTGAGCGCAGTTTGGAGCGCGGCGCGTGTGTGTAGACACGGCTGGTTCGATTCCAAGGGCGGCTTTTATACTCCGGTAGCTCAAGTGGTAGAGCAGCGGTCTCCAAAACCGCATGTTGCAGGTTCGAGTCCTGCCGGGAGTGCTTGCGTGCCCTATGAGGGGGCCGCGCAATAGCGGGGCATCAGGCCGCGAAAGTTCCGGATGCAGCAGCGCCCACCGTTTGACGCCTGTCCAACGAACTGAATGCACGGGCGCTGCTTATATGCCGTCATAGCTCAACTGGCAGAGCGCCGCCCATTTAAGGCGGGACAACGTTGGTGACACCACGGGAACATCACTGCACAGCCAACCACTGCGCACATCTATTCCGGGGGCGCTGGTTCAAATCCAGCTGGCGGCACATTCGATATTTTGACCGTTCGGATTTCCGGGCGGTTTTTCTTTTGCACGAGTTTAGAGAGGTGGTGGCGGTGAGCGCAAAGCGGCTGACAGACAGGCAAAAAAAGAAGATCGTTGCTGACTATGTGCAACTCCAAAGCTACCGCGCCGCTGCAAAGTTGAACGATGTCTCAGACGCGACGGTTAAGAAAGTCGTGAAGGAAGACCCGGAGAGTGCGCGTTTGTGTGCACAAAAAAAGCGGGAAAATTCGCAGGATATGCTTTCATACCTAGAGAGCAAGCGCGGGGAAGCGCAGGATCTTCTCGGGCTGTACCTTCAGGCGATGGCAGACCCTGACAAGATCGCAGAGGCAACGCTGCCGCAGCTGTCCACGGCGTTTGGAACTATCGTGGACAAGTTTGCTATGCTTGGAGACCAGAACGGCATAGAAGCCCCGGACGATGGTCTGCTTGAGGCTCTGAGCGCTTCCGCAGACATCAGCCCGCCGGATGACGTGGAGATGCTGCCGGAGGAAGAGGACGACCATGCGGAAAAGTAACGGTTTTCGCTGGAAAGCCCTCAGCCAGCGGCAAAAGCAGGTCTTGAGCTGGTGGGCACCGCAGAGCACATACAGCGGCTACAACGGCATCATTGCAGATGGCGCTATTCGCTCGGGCAAGACCTTTGCCATGAGCTTTTCGTTCGTCCAGTGGGCTATGACCTGCTACAGCGGCCAGCAGTTTGCCATGTGTGGAAAGACCATCGCCAGCTTCCGGCGCAACGTGCTGGGCACACTCAAGCAGCAGCTTGCAGCCCGTGGTTACAACGTCAAGGAGCATCGGGCAGAAAACTGCATGACCGTCAGCAAGGGCGGCAGAACCAACGAGTTTTACTTTTTCGGCGGCAAAGACGAGAGCAGTCAAGACCTGATCCAGGGCATCACCCTTGCGGGCGCGTTCTTCGACGAGGTGGCCCTGATGCCGCAGAGCTTCGTCAATCAGGCCACGGCCCGTTGCTCTGTCACCGGGTCAAAGTTCTGGTTCAACTGCAACCCGGGCAGCCCGCAGCATTGGTTTTATCTGGAATGGGTACGCAAGTGCCGTTCCCGCAAGATGATGTATCTCCATTTTACGATGGACGACAACCTGTCGCTTTCCGAGGACATCAAGGCCAGATACCGCAGCCAGTACAGCGGCGTTTTCTATCAGCGCTACATTCTGGGCCTGTGGACCGTGGCGGAGGGCCTTGTTTATGACATGTTCGACCGCAAGAAGCACATCGTTGATGCGCTTCCGGCGCTGTCTCCAAAGAGCGCCTATGTGGCGTGCGACTTTGGCACCCAGAACGCAACGACCTTTTTGCTGTTCCAGAAGCAGGCAGATGCGGACTGCTGGATCGTCACCCGGGAGTACTACTACAGCGGCCGGGAACAGAAACGACAGAAGACCGTGGGCGAGTACGTTGCAGACCTCAAGGCGTGGCTGAACGGACTCAAGCCGGAGAGGATCATCGTTGACCCCTCTGCCCTGCCCCTGATTACAGAGCTGCGCAAAAACGGCTTTACCCAGACCCCGGCAAATAACGACGTTCTGAGCGGCATTCTGGACGTGCAGACCATGCTGCAGACCGGGCGGTTGAAGATCTACAAAGACTGCAAGCACACGCTGGAAGAGTTCGGCGTGTACGCTTGGGACCCGGACAAAGACGACACCGTGCTGAAGGTCAACGACCACTGCATGGACGCTATCCGCTATTTCGTGCGCACAAAGCGCCTTGTGAAACTGAGGGATTGATTTTGAGCACTGTATACACTTTCCAGACCTTTCAGCAGGCGCAAGTCGCCGGGGAACAGCCTGATTTCATCCGGCAGTTCGTGAAGCAGCACTGCGCTTCCGGGCCCTACAAAATGGCGCTGGATGCCGACCTGTACGACGCACAGAAAAACCCTGGGGCTGAACGCTTCGCGCAGGCTTACGCTTTGATGCTGAAACGCCTATCCAAAAACACCAAGCAGGACATCCTGCACCCCGATATGGTCAAGAGCAATCTTTTCCGGCGGCTCAATAAGCAGAGAGCCACATACTCCCTCGGCAACGGCGTGGTCTTTGCGGACGATGGCGTGGACAAGGACAGTCTGGGACAGAACTTCGATGAGCAGATCCAGAAGGCCGGATATTTCGCCCTAATCCACGGTGAGAGCTTTGGATTCTGGAACAGCGACCATTTGGTGGTTTTCAAGCTGACAGAGTTCGCGCCCCTGTACGATGAAAAGACAGGCCTTTTGCAGGCGGGTGTTCGCTTCTGGCGGCTGAATCCTGACACGGATATGCACTATATCCTGTACGAGCTGGACGGCTTTACTGAGTACACGGAAAGCAAAATCGGCAATGTGATGCAGGAGACAACGCCGAAGCAGGCATACAAGAGCGTGACCGTCACCACACCCGGCGGCGGGCTGGAAAGCGTGGAGGGCGAAAACTACAGCGCTCTTCCCATTGTGCCGCTGTGGGGCTCCGACCTACACCAGAGCACCCTTGTGGGGCTGAAAGCCTACATTGACAACACCGATCTGGTGATGTCCGGCTTCTGCAATGACTTGCAGGACTTTTCGCAGATCTACTGGCTGTGTGAGAACTTCAACGGCATGACCGATGACGAGCTGCAGGAGTTCCTTGTCAAGCTGAATTTGTACCACATTGCAGGCGCAGACACCAGCGAGGGCGGCAAGATCACCCCCTACACCACCGAGATCCCAGTGACGGCCCGGCAAACCCTGCTGGAACTTCTCCACACCCGGGTGTATGAGGATTTCGGCGGGCTGGACGTGCACTGTGTGAGTGCAGACAGCACCAACGACCATCTGGATGCGGCCTATGAGCCGCTGAACCAGAACGCGGACGACTTCGAGGCGCAGGTCAAGCCGTTCATCCGGCAGATCTGCGCACTGGCTGGCTTTGACAACGCCATGCCGACATTCAACCGCAGCAAGATCACCAACACGGCCGAACAGGTCAGCATGGTGATTTCCGAGGCCGCCATTATCGGGCAGGACATGGCAATCGACCTGCTGCCCAACCTGACCCCGGAACAAAAGGAGCAGGCCAAGGCCGCGCTGATGGCGGAAAGCCAAGAGCGGGAGACCGTGGACGAGGAGGAGGACGAAGATGGCAGCAGGTGAGACTTACGAAGAGTTTGTGGAAAAGTTTAAGCCGAAAAAGACCACGGACGACTGCTATACACCGCCCAGCGTGTACGCTGTCATCAAGGACTGGGCCTGCAAGGAGTACGGTATCGACCCGGCCAAAATTGTGCGCCCATTTTACCCCGGCGGCGATTATGAAAATTTTGACTACCCGGAGGGTGCTGTTGTTCTGGACAACCCACCGTTTTCAATCCTGTCCCGAATCTGCGGGTTCTATCTCGATCGTGGCATTCCGTTCTTCCTATTCGCTCCATCTTTGACGGCGTTTTCTGGAAGGGCAAATACTATGCTGATGAACCATATCATTTGCGACTGTAGTATCGAGTACGAAAACGGTGCAATCGTCCGAACAAGTTTTGTGACCAGCTACGGCGGGGACATCATAGCACAGACCGAACCTCGCCTGACGAAGCTGGTAAACGATGAGGTGGAGCGCTTACGACGCACCAAAACGGTACAGCTCCAAAAGTATACATACCCGGATCATATTGTGACGGCTGCATTGCTCCAACGATACAGCCATTACGGTGTGGATTTCAAAATTCACAAAAAGAACTGCACTCCGATTTATGCGCTGGATGCACAACGCTCCACGGGAAAAACTATTTTTGGCGGCGGCCTGTTGCTGTCTGATCGTGCTGCGGCTGAGAGGGCTGCGGCTGTAAAATGGGAGCTATCCGCCCGGGAGCGTGCCATTGTGGAGTATCTGAACAGCCATGAAGCAAACAGACCGTGACCGCATCTCTACCCGCCAGCTGAACCGCCTGCGCCGCCGTATCCTCCGGGTGTACGGCACTGCCCGCCGGGAGATGCAGGAGCAGCTGACAGAGTTTCTGGCAAAGTACAAAGCACTGGACGAGCGCAAGCGGGCGCAGCTGGATGCAGGCGAGATCACCGAAGAGGATTACCGCATCTGGCTGCAAAATCAGGTCTTTCAGTCCGATTTGATGCGGGCAAAGCTGGACGGCATCACACAGACCTGCACCACAGCCCAAGAGACGGCCTACAAGCTGGCCCGGGACGAGCAATACAATATCTTTTCCTTTGGCGCAAACTGGACGTTCTACGAGCTGGAACAGGCCGCAGGCGTGACGTTCGGGCTGACCCTGTACAACACCAAGGCGGTTAAGCTCCTGCTGAAAGAGAACCCCCGCATGGTACCAAACAAGCGCATCAAGAGCGAGAGCAACCGCACCTATGACGCCCGGGTGTTCAATCGCTACGTCATGCAGGGCATCGTGCAGGGCAAGAGCGTCCACGACATCGCCGTGCAGGCCGTCAACGGCATGGCTGATACAGAGATTCACTGGGCCATGAACAACGCCGTTACAGCCCTTACCAGCGCCCAGAACGCCGGGGCTTTGCAGCAGATGCGAAACGCCCAGGCTTTGGGCATCGAGGTCAAAAAGCGGTGGAACTCCACCCACGACTACCGCACCCGTGAGATGCACCGCCTGCTTGACCAGCAGACGGCAGAGCTTGACGAGCCGTTCAAGGTCATGGGCTACGAGATTCAGCGCCCCGGAGACCCCAACGCGGCCCCGGAGATGGTCTACCACTGCCGCTGTGTGCTGTCCTCTGCTCTGGGCAAGTATCCCCGGCAGAACGCCATGCAGCGAGACAATGTGACCAAAGAGACCACCCCCGTCATGGATTACACCGAGTGGTATAAATCCAAGGGCGGCAAGGAAAAAGAGCAAATGTGGTGGGCGGAAGAGAGAAAACGGAGAAAGGAGAGCGAAAAGCATGAAAAATAAGAAGTTTGGAATTGTCGTAATCAACGATGACTTTTTCTTGAACTTTTGCCGTGATTTTAAGTCCCCGTGTGGTTACATTAAGCCAAAACACGCGCGGCCTTCCTACGGAAATGGCGCAAAGCCGCATGGAGCACACAAACGCATTATTAGGACAATGGAAGGATTCAGAAAATGAAAGAAGGGATGAACTGTGATCTTGCCGATGGAAAACACTGAAAAGATGATTTTTCCGGGCGTTGGCAAGTATGGCATCCCTGAAATCAAGCCGGAAACGGACATCCGTATTGACAAGCTGGAATGGATCCCGGTCAATTATGCGCTGACGGCCAAAGACAAGGCCACAAAAGGCGTGCATTTTTACAAGGACGATTACCAGTTTGAACGGTTCTGGAACAACCCTGACAAATACATTCCCCTTTTGCAGCAGTTCGGCGCTGTATGCTCGCCGGATTTTTCTTTGTACAGCGATATGCCGCTTGCGGTACAGCTTTTCATGCACTACAAAAAGCACTGGCTGGCGGCATACTGGCAGGCGCACGGCATCCACGTCATTCCAACGCTCTGCTGGTGCGGTGAGCAAAGCTATGACTGGTGCTTTGACGGAGAGCCTAGAAACGCCATCGTGAGCATTTCGAGCCACGGCACACAATCTGACCCATACGAAGCAGAGTGCTTTGCCAAACACTGCCGCAAGGCGCTGGAAGTACTGCAACCAAGCGGTATTTTGTGGTACGGCAAGTGCCCGGCGGAGTTCGACTGGAACGTGACCAAAATTAAGCCATTTCAATACGAAAGGAGGCATTACCGTGAGTAAAAGAGGTTCGGGCAGCTCCGCGAGAGCAGGGGGCGACTATTCAAAAACGGACTATAACGAAGCGAAAGGGGCTGGATTTTCGTCTATCGAAAGTAAGCAGATCGCGCAGGCAGTAAAGCTTGTAAGAGAAACAGAAACATACAAAAACTATGCGGAGCAAGCAGAACGGGTTCTAAACAACCCAAACTTCGCTGGTGCAAAGAATTACACGTTTGAAGGGTTAAAAAAGTCTTGGGTTGCTACACAAGCGGTAGAAGAAAGAATTAGTAAAGCGGTTGTGTTACACGATATTGATGCTTACCCAAAGCCCGAATTTACATCAAAGCAAACGACTTTCGCAAGGGATATTATTCTCAAAGAACTTGGAGTGGACAACCCAAAGTGGGAAAAGCGCCGTAAGTAAGGAGGATGCGCAATGAGCAAACGTGGAAGCGGAAGTTCAGCAAGAAAATCCTCTTTTGGTAACATTTCCATCGGAGGTGGATATAAAACATCGCAGGAAACACTAGAACTTGCAAAAATGGAATATGAATCCAATATGAAAGTTAAAGATACTCCTGACTGGATGGCAAAAGAACATCTTCTTAACAAAATAAAAAACAGAGGCGGAGAAAATCCACAAAAATGGGTTGAGGACAATCTAAAAGAGCGTGCAACAGGAATAAAAGCAGACTGGGAAAAAAGAACTAAAAGAGCAAAAAAATTCAAGTATAAGTCGCTTGAAGAATACAGAAACTCTAGCAAGCCAAACGGCAAAGGCCGCAGCGAAACAGAAATTACCTCTTCTACATACGAACGCGCACAAAAGCGACTGCAAAAGAAAGTAGATAGCTGGTTTAAACGATGAACTTTAACTACGACATCAAATTCACGGACAACACCCCGCGGCTGCTTGAAGCTCTGGACTCTTGGGAAGAGCGGGTGCTGACCCTCTGGGGCATGACGGTGCAGGACTACGCCCAGTTGCTTGTACCTACCGGCACGGCAGACAGTACGGGCATTGAGGGCTACGTTGGCGGTGCACTCAATCAGAGCCTGACCTTTGCTCTCGACCTCGCAAAAAAGACCGTGACCATCGGCAGCAACCTGTTTTACAGCGTGTATGTGGAGCTGGGCACGGGCATCTTTGCCGAGAAGGGCAACGGGCGCAAAACGCCGTGGGTCTGGAAGGACTTCAACGGCAAGTGGCATTTTACCCGGGGCATGGCTCCCCGTCCGTTCCTCCGCCCGGCGGTGGAGGAACACATTGATGAGCTTCGAGAGATCGCGGTGGAAGAAGCGAACAAGGAGGCGTGATTCATGAATTTGGAGAAAATGTTCAAAGCACCAAAAGAAAAGTTCCTGCCCGATGATGTGAAAACTGCGCACTGCGAGGCAGAAGACCTTTTCCTTGAGCTTGCAACGCAGCTTGACGCACTTCCTGAAAGCCGAGAAAAAAGTCTGTGCATGACAAAATTACAGGAAGCGAAGTTTTGGGCGGTCGAATGTATCACCAAAGTTGCACGCAAAAACTAAATACTCAGCGGTTGGCGCACAGCGTCAGCCGCTTTTTTATGCCGTTTTAGCTCAGTCTGGCAGAGCACCGGACTTTTAATCCGGGGGCCGTGGGTTCAAGCCCCACAGGCGGCACCACACCGGCAGCACGTCCGGCAAATAAACCTTATTGCCAAGCATGGCAGCCCGAGCAAGGGCAGAAAGGACTATCACATGGCACTCAAAAGAGCTGACATCCGCACGATTCTGGAGAACCCCGAAGCCTCCAACGATGACAAGGCCAAGGCCATTCTGGACGCCCTGCACAAGGAGACGGACGAACTCAAAGACCAGCTGGATGCAGAAAAAACAGCCCGCACACAGGCAGAGAAAGACCGGGACGCAGCCAACGGCGGCAAGCAGGCCGCTGAAAAGGCGCTGACCGACTACAAGGCCCAGCAGACCCAGAAGGACACCCACGCAGCCAAGGAAGCCAAGTTCCGGGAGCTGCTGAAGTCCGCCGGGGTGCTGGACAAGTACGCTGACCGGGTTGTGCGGCTGTCCGGCGAGGATATCGACAAGCTGGAGCTGGACGAAAAGGGCGAGGTCAAGGACGCCAAGAAGCACGCCGACAGCCTGAAAGCTGATTGGAGCGACTTCGTAGGCACTACGACCACCACCGGCGCAAAGGTGGACAACCCGCCCACCAACGCCGGATCCAAAATGACCAAAGACCAAATTTTTGCAATCAAGGATTCTACCGAACGGCAGGCTGCGATTGCAGCAAATATTGACCTGTTCAATGGGACAGGCGATGGAAAGGACTAACTTATGCCTGCAAAAACTAATACTGTGATGGCCGCTGACATTCAGACCACTGCACGCGAGATCGACTTCGTGACCCGCTTCGGCCGCAACTGGGACCATCTGCGCGACATTATGGGTGTCACCCGCAAAATTGAAATGCTTCCCAACACGGTGCTGAAGAGCAAGTACGCACAGGGCACCTTGCAGGACGGCAAAGTCGGCGAGGGCGATGAAATCCCCTACAGCAAGTACACCGTCAAGACCAAGGACTATGAGAAGATCACCCTCGAAAAGTGGGCCAAGGGTACGACCGCTGAAGCCATCCTCGAAAACGGTTACGAGAACGCTGTTCAGATGACCGATGACGAAATGCTGAACGACCTGACCGCTGATGTGGCTGGTCGATTCTACAAGTACCTCAATACCGGCACCTTGAAAGGCACCTCTAAGACCTTTCAGGAGGCAATGGCAATGGCAAAGGGCCGCGTCCTGAACAAGTTCAAGACCATGCACCGTACTGCTGCCGATGTTGTGGCGTTCGTGAATGTCCTGGACGTGTATGAGTACCTGGGCACCAGCGCCGTTATCAACGAACAGAGCGAGTTTGGCTTCAACTACATCAAGAACTTCATGGGTTACAAAACCGTTTTCCTGCTGGCAGAAACCGAAATTGCACGCGGCAAGGTTATCGCTACCCCTGCGGACAACATCGTTCTGTACTACGTCAGCCCCACCAACTCCGACTGGGCTCGCGCCGGCTTCCGCCTCACCACAGACAGCAAAACCGGCATTGTGGGCGTGAACACTCGCCCCGACTATGACACCTTTGTCACCGTTATCACCGCAATCATGGGAATGACGCTGTTTGCTGAATACATCGACGGCATTGCAGTTGAGACCATCACCCCGGGCGAGTAATCGCCTTTTTTTGAGTAGGAGGCATCCAATGACCGTCCCAGAGCTGTGCGTTTACACGCACAATTTTTTTGACCGGGCGGACGACCCCATTGCCGGGGAGTTCATCTTTGAGCCGGATACCGTGCCTGCCGGGGTAGTGCCGGGGCAGTATTTCCTTGTGTGCGGATCCATCTTCAATGACGGCGTGCACAAGGCCGGGGACGGCGATTTGACCGCCGAGACCTTCACCGGGACAGTGCAGCCCATGCGCGTGCCGCCTGATTTTGTGGCACTTGTTGAAAAAATCGACGCATACGACAAAGCACTGCCCTCCGGCGGCGTGTATGTGTCCCAGTCCTTTGCCGGGTGGTCTGGGACGATGGCTACAGGAGCGGACGGGCTGCCGGCAGACGGCAAGGCAAAGTTCCGGGCCGAGATCAACCAGTGGAGGAAGATGTGACATGGTCAATCCGTTCACTGCATCCACCGTGATGCAGAGCTTTACCCAAAAATACCGTTTTCAGACCCGCAGCTATGAGCCGGACGGCGTGGGTGGCTTTGTGTCCGGCTGGACGGACGGCCCGGAGTTTGAGGCCGTGGAGCGCCACGATACCACCGTGGAAGCACAGGTGGCAGAGCAGGCTGACACCGCCTCCACCTATACCCTGCTGGTCAACACCGGCGTTCCGCTGGCCTTCCCGGACTACATCCGACGGGTAAGCGATGGCCAGACTTTTCAAGTCACCAGCACAGCGGATGAAGGCAAAGCCCCTCCGGAATCCGGCATGGGACTGCGGGCCGTCAAGTGCAAAAAGGCGGTGCTGCCGTAATGGGACCGTCTGAGAGCATCAACCGGGCACTGAACACGTTTTTCAACGGCTTTGGCGTCCCGGGCTATCTGGAAGATAACATCCCTCCCGGCGCAGAACTGCCGTATCTGACCTATCAGCCCACCATCCCCGGCGGGTGGAACGAAATGGCATCCTTCCACGCCCGGCTGTGGTACCCAAGCAAGGGCGGCAGAGCCCCCATTCTGCAAACCGAAGATACGATCAGCGCAGCCCTCGAGGACAGCATAACGCTTTCCTGCGAGGGCGGCGCTATTCTTTTGCAAAAAGGCACCCCGTGGGCACAGCCCCTCGACAACCCGCCTGAAGGGTATCTGTGCGAATATCTCAATTTTGAAATCACGCAATTTTGCGAGTAAGGAGCAATATGGCAAGAAAATTTTCCAAAATTTCGCAGAAAGCGTTCGAATCCATGCAGTTCAACGCAGGCATCGTGGTCAACAAGTTTGATGTAACCGGCGAGACCGAAGTTCAGGACGCAGACATTATCACTGCCACGACCGGCGGCATCACCGCGACCTGCAAGGCGAACTTCACCGATCTTGGCGAAGACGTGGACAACGCCCAGAAGAACACCGCAGAGCTGATGCAGATCGAGAGCTACGACTGCACACTGGCTTTTACGGCCCTGAATGCCACAACGGACGTTATCAAGATGGCGATGGGCGCTGCGGATGTGAGTGACAAGAAGGTCACGCCCCGCATGACGCTGGATCCCACCGCCAGCACCGGCGACTTCAAGGACATCTGGTGGGTTGGAGACACGCTGGATGGCGGTATGGTTGCAGTCCGGCTGATGAATGCACTGTCCACCGGCGGTTTGACCCTGAAGACGACCGACAAGGGCAAGGGCAACATTGCAGTCACCCTGACCGGCTGCCCCCGTCTGGGCAGTGACGTGGTGCCTATGGAGTGGTACTACAGCCCCAAGGCCGCAGCATAAGGAGGTTACAACATGAAAACCCTGAACCAGATGGACGAAACCGAGTTCCTGCGGCGCTGCTGGCTGATTGCAGACGCCGTTTCCGACCTTTTGGAGAAATCCAAGGTCGCGGAGCTGCGTAAGGTCATGCCTGTGCTGACCGGCAAGGAGACCAAGGAAGAGCTGGAACAGAAGAAATCCGCACAGGCCAAGAAGAACATCAAGGCTATGTGCAAAGCTTTGTTGTTCGACAACGCCGAGACTACGGCAAAGCTGCTTCCCCTGCTGTATGAGCCAGATGTGGACGAGGACGGCAAGCCCGAGACCATGACCCCGTTCAAGACGATGCGCGTCATTACCGCTACCGTGGAGGATAAGGACGTGCTGGATTTTTTGTCATCGTTGGTGAAGTTGGCGCAGACGGATATCGGCGCTTAACCTCCACCATCCGGCTGGATATGCTGCACTTGATCGGTAAGCCGTACATTATGCAGCATTGCATCATTGCGTCAAGACGGGAGCAGCTCGATATCAGCTACAGGGCGTATATGACGGACGCTCTGGCGAACCTTATAGGCGCGGAAGAGCGGTGGTACGACATGGTGGCCGGGCTTGTGGAAAACCGCCCACAACCGCCGCAGCCGTCCGCTGATGAAGTGATAGCACGCATTAAAAATGGCTTGAACGGGGGTGATGAAGCCTGAAACTTTTTGAATTGAGCGCCACCCTCGGGCTGGACGAAAGCGCCTACCGGCAGGGCGTGGAAGAGGCAAAGTCGCAGACTAAGGACGCCGTCTCCACCATGATGAAGGATTATAATCGGCTGTACAGCGAGGTCATTCACCTTACGGCAGCCTACCAGAAATCACGGAAAGAGACCGGGGAAACCTCCGAAAAAACTAAGGAATTTGCCCAGAAGCTGAAAGAAGCTCAGGCCCAACTCAATACCACGGCACAGGGGTTAAAGACTGCGGAAGGGTACATGAACAGCTTGGGGGATGCCGCATCGGGGTCCAGCAAGTCTCTGGCCGGTGCCATTGCGCAGGGCACGATCATGGCGGGCGTCTTCTCGAAGCTTTACGCCGCTGCACTCAGTGCCGCAAAGGGCTTTATCCAGAGCGGAATTGACTATAACGCCCAGATCGAGAGTTACACTGTTGGTTTTACCAATATGCTTGGCAGTGCAGAAGCTGCACAACAGGCAATTGACCAGATCCAGCAGGATGCAGCACGCACACCGTTCAGCGTGGAAGCTCTTACACAGGCAAATCAGCTGCTGATCGGCGCAGGTGAAAACGCCACCTACGCTGAAAAAACGATTATGGCGTTGGGCAATGCCGTATCGGCTACAGGCGGCAGCAATGCGGAGCTGTCCCGTATGGCAGCTAACTTACAGCAGATCGCCAATGTCGGCAAAGCCTCCGCAATCGACATCAAGCAGTTTGCTTATGCAGGCATCAATATTTACGGTCTGCTGGCCGACTACACAGGCAAGTCCACCGCTGAAGTGCAGAAAATGACTATCAGTTATGACCTTCTGACCCAGGCCCTACAGGCTGCGTCGGAAGAAGGTGGACGCTACTATGGCAGCATGGACACCCAGAGCCAGACCATGAACGGTCGAGTGTCCACACTGAAAGACAACGTCAAACAGCTGGCTGGCCTTATGACAGGCGATTTGTCCAGCGGCGTCGGCGTGGTGATCTCCAATCTCAACGATCTTGTGGTCAAGGCACAAGAAGCCTACAAAACCGATGGCTGGATTGGTCTTGCGGGCGCAATTACCGGGTTGAGCGGCCCAATTTCGTCTGTCAAATCCTGGTTTGAGGGCTTTGCTTCCAGTGCCTCCACCTGGCTGGACAAGCTGAGCTATAAGCTCAATCGCTTTCTGGGAAAAGCCGCCACAGCAGACTTCGATACTTACGAAGAGTACGCGGATGCAAATAACCGGCAGAGCAACCGTAACAGGTTGCGGCAAAACGCACTAAAAGGTATCGGAATCAGTAACAAGAGCTGGTCGGAACGTCAGGCGGAACTTGCTGCGGCGGCGGGAAACGGCGGCAGCAGCATTACCACAGGCCCATCCAGTGCATCCGGCAAAAAGAAGTCATCCGGTTCTAAGTCCACCACCGAAACGGTCATTTCGTCCATCTCCAGCACGGCCACGACCACCGCACAGAATGCGCTTGGCACCGTGACCACCAGCATCCAGACCCTTACAGAGAAGGTCAAGGACAGCTCCGGAAAGATCAAAGACCGCATCACCGAGACCACCACCACGACCGGCAAGGAGATGGTGAACGGTGTTGCCACGACCTTTAAGCAGGTCGAGACCAAAGTCAACGGCACGGTCACAAAGGTCACAAAGACCTATGACGACATGTCAAAAACGCTGCTGGGCACCTTTACCAACGTCTCGGAAACCACCTTTGACGGAATCACCACAAAGGTGCAGCAGGCGGTGGAAAAGTACGCGGACGGCAGCGAGCATATCAAGAAGACTGTCACAGAGACCGGCCAGCGCATCGGCGAGAACGGCGCGGAGACCTACGAGAAGATCATCACCTACATCGACGGCGTTCAAGATAAGGTGAACGAGACCTCTACTCTTATCGACAAGAGCGTAAAGGGCACCCAGAGCCGCATTGACCAGCAGCTGAGCGAGGCTTCCGGCCAGCTGGATAAGGGCATTTTTGGGCTGGTAAAAAGCGCCTTTAGTGATGCCAAAAACGGTGACTGGGGCGGTCTAGCTCTGGATTTTGTCAATTTGATCTGGGGCGAAGTATCGCAGGATCAGCGTGACGTGATCTCTAAGTGGCTTGTGGACGCGCTGACCGCGGTCAATGAGGGCTATTCGGGCGGTGGAATCAGCAAGGCGCTGGGGTCTATCCAGAGCATCTTCACAAACGGCATTACTGCCGGAGTGGATGGCGCCACTACGTCTGTAAAGGCGTTCTCTGAGATCGTGCAGGGCCTTGCAAGCTCCGGCGGCGTGGGCGGAGCGCTAGGCGGCATCGTCCAGAGCTTTTCCGGCATGGCAGGCGGCATCACCTCTGCACTGGGCGGCATCGTGTCCTTTGTGACAGCGAACCCCGTCCTTGCCCTGATCCTGGGCGTGGGTGCTGCGGGCGCAGTCGCTGGCGGCATCGGCCTTGCTATGTGGATGAACAAAAAGAACGACCAGCAGCCCGTCAGCCACTATCAGAGCCCCTTTGACAAGACCGGCGTGTACGACAGCCTGAGCGAGTTCTCCACCCGCTCTGCCATGCAGTACCGCGTTACCGGCCAGCAGTCCATTGTTGACCGGCAGACCAGCATTCTGGAACGCATCGAGGGGATGCTGGACGAGCATCTGCCAGACATCGGCAAGGGTCAGGTAGTCATGGATTCCGGAGAGCTTGTGGGTGTTTTGTCTCCGCGCATGGCAAATAATGTGGATCTGCACATCGGTGTTGCAGTGACCCGGAAAGCGAGGGGCGTATAATGGCAAAGCTGCAAGGCGCAAAAATCGGCGATTACCACACCCTCACAGACTGGGGTCTGTATCTCAAAGTTGGCAGCCCGAAGATCAGCGATGCAGAGGTAGACGAGCATCTGGTGCAGGTGCCCGGCTCTGATACGCTGCTCAACCTGACGGATGCACTGGATGGCCGCCCGCACTACAAAAAGCGTACCATCACCATGGAGCTGCTGTGCAGGGCACCAAAAAAGACCTGGCCGAATCTTTACAGTCAGATCGCAAACGCCATCCATGGCAAATGGCTACAGTGCAAATTCGACGATGACCCGTCTTTCTATTGGGAGGGGCTGTGGAGCGTGTCTATGACACGCAACAGGTTTTCCAGTGCATTCACCATCACGGGCACCTGCGACCCCTTCAAGCGCAGTGTATACGACGGCTCTGATGACTGGCTGTGGGATGACCTTGTATTTGATACAGCAATTATCCGCAATTATACGGATATCCAGCTCAAAGCCAAAGAGGACATCACCGTAACCGTCACCGGTGCACCAAGAGCGGCCGGTATCTACTTCAAGCGCAGCGAGGATGCCGCCGACATTGCGGTGTCTCTCAATGGCCTTGAAGTTGGCATCCTTGCAAAGTCTACAGAGTGGCAGTACATTGAGGGCTTGCATATGCCGGATGGCGTTGTAGGTACTCTCATCTTTGCGGCGTCTGCGGATTGCAGCATCAGCATCCGATATCTAGGGGGCAGCTTATGAGCTATAAAGTTTATGCAGGCGTCCAGACCGGCGTTGACGTGTGGGAGACAAAGACCTGCATTTACGACCCAACAGACTACACGGACACAAAAAAGCTCATCAGTCCAACTCTGACACGGGAGGTGGGCAAGGCCGGTAGCTTGGAATTCACCCTGCCGCTTGGCAATGTGGCTCACTCAGCTTTGCAAAAAATGCGCACGACCGTGTCCGTAGAACAAGACGGTGCGCGCATCTGGGAGGGCAGGCCCATGAGCCATGAGCAGGATTTTATGCTGCGTCAAAAAGTCTTTTGCGAGGGAGAGCTGGCCTACCTCAACGACAGTTCCGTTGCGCCATATACAGCCAAAGACGTGACAATCAAGCAATTTCTTTCGTTCCTGCTGGAAAATCATACCGGCATGGTGGACGCATACAAGGCGTTTACCTGTGGAAATGTTGGCTTTCCGAGCACAAGCGTGGTGGTTCCAGAACTGCATAACTGCATGATGAAACTGGACCACATGGCAGGTACTCCGGACAGTGACGGCGATTATATGTATGAATATGGACTTTATACCTCATCCGGCGTTCAGCTTGTGAGCCAATATGAAGTTGGCTTCTCGGATGACGACACGGCCCCGGATCCATCTGCGTACAGATGGACGCTGAACGTAAAGCATGAAGCCTCTTCCATTGACGGACAGATTTGGCGCACTGGAGAAGGCCTTTTTTCCGTGAGCGTAAACGTGGCTTTATCCTTGGATGGGGACGGCCAGACGCACGAAGCCACGCAAAGAGCAGTTACGCCGGATATCACATGCGCTACGCACTCAAAATCCTTTCCGCCTGAGACGGAATACAATCTCAAAGACACGGTCTCAAAAAAATGGAAAATTGAAAAGCAGGGAGACGGTTATGCCGTCCTGTTCAACGGTGTAGCCCTGCCGGATTCTTCCGTGGTCCGTTACGATTCTGCGCCACGGTACACCTTTGGCAACGGACAAAATTTTGGCGTTACATGGGATGTCATCCAAAATGAGCTTGTGGAAGTGTACGGCGGGTATCTGATCGTCCGGCACGAAAACGGGGCCAGGTATCTGGACTACGTCCGGGAAGTGCAGGAGAAAAACGGGCAGCCCATCGCATTCGGCACAAACCTGCTCGACCTGAACAGCTACGTCAAAGCAGAGGATATTGTCACCCGCGTCATTGCCGTCGGAAAAAAGAAATCCGGTTGGTTTTTGTGGAGGCATGAAAGCACGATCACCGCCACCGCAAACGACACTGCGGCCCAAAAGCTCTTTGGCATCATCACAAGGATCATCGTGATCGACGGAACCGCCAGCACAACACAGTCGCTTCTGGATGCCGCCAACGCGGAGCTGTCCAAAAACTTGCGTTATCTCGACGGAATCACGGTAAAGGCTGTGGACCTCAAGGATGCCGGTGTGGATATCGCCCGCCTTGGATTTGGCAAGATGACACACATCTACTCCAGCCCGCACGGGGTGAACACCTGGCTTTTGTGCTCTAAGATTGTGGAGCCTTTGGACGCGCCGGACAAAAAAGAATTCACGCTGGGCATTGATTTCTCCAGCGTCAGCGACTTGCAGGCCCTGAGCGCACGAAAAGCCAGTGACGCCTATGACCTGAGCCGCTCGCTGAAGGGCTATGCATCCGCAAAGGGGTGATAAATTGGATAAGACATTTGACGAAGCAATTTCCGAAGTCCGCAATGCAGAGCGCGGCGTGGAAGTACGGGAAGCCCTTGCACAGGGCTTTGAGTATGTGAAGCAGTATGGCGAGGCTGTTATCGCGCGGCAGGAAGAAGCCGTTCAGAGTGCGGAAACAGCCACAAACGCGGCGGCAACTGCCACAGCACAGGCCGCCGCAGCAGCCCAGACAGTCAAAGACGCCACTGCAAACGCCATAAGCGCAGCGCAAGAGCAGGCAGATATTTCGACATCGAAAGCCGAGGAATCTGCTTCCAGTGCCGCAGGAGCAGCGGCCAGTCAAACTGCTGCCGCGTCTAGTGCATCTGCTGCAAAGGCCAGCGAGGAAGCAGCTGCAAAGAGTGCCGCAGACGCAAAGGTTATCGTGTCCACTGACACGACCCTGACTGTATCTGGCGCGCCGGCTGACGCAAAGGCGACCGGAGACGCCCTGGCTCAGAGGTATAGAAAGGACGAGGCCGACGCAAAGTTTGGCACGCCGTATACTCTGCCTGCCGCCACAGCAGACCAGCTGGGCGGCGTGAAAGTGGGCGACTATCTGGACATCGCCCCGGACGGCACCCTCAGCGCCAAAACGCTCAATGACAAGATCGCTGCCGCCGTGGCGGTAAAGTCGGAGCCCCGGCTGGTGTGGAACCACTACGAAGAAACCGGAAAAAAGTGGAAGACCTACGATATCAAAATGCCAGACGGCCTGGACTACGTGCACGTCAAGACGAAATATAACAGCCCTACCGGCGGGTACGGCGAAGAAGTAGACATCGCAAAAGGCAGCACCGCCAATCATAGCTACGGCAATGGCACGGGAATTTTCGCATCCAACACCACTTTCCGGACAGACGGGACCCTGCATTTTGCAACAGAAACGTCGACCGGCGGCTACACCGTAGAGATCTGGCTCACCGGCTACCACTACCCTACGCTGGCCGAGCTGCTGACCGAGACGCAGGCCGCGCAGGCGGACACGGACGCCCTGGCGGTAGATCAGGAATACCGCGTTGCCCTGCTGGAGCTGGGACTGACCGACGACACCACCACTGACACAAGAACCACATAAGGAGGTAAAAACTATGCTGTATCGTATCTGTAAACGCCTGATCGAGCGCGGCCAGACCGCTGGTCTTGCGGAAAAAATTGATGTTTTTTACGCCCTCGGCCGCATCACCGAGGCCGAGTACAAAGAGCTGACCGAGCTGCTGGCCAAGCAGGAGGACGCCCATGACACTTAATGCCTACTCTTGGACATTGGGGGTGATCGCAATAAACAACACATTTTTGACCGCACTTTTTAACTTTTTGAGCCGCTTCTTTGCCGCTTTGGCGGAAGAACAGGCAGAACGGGAGGACACAATGGCATCTGTGACCGAGTGGACGGGAGCACCGCCCTACCGCTACATCGACGTAAGCCGGTATCAGGGCAACATTACACTGGAGGGCTGGAAGAAGGTCAAGGCCGCTGGCTATCAGGGCGTCATGCTCAAGACCGTCAGCACAAACCGCAGGCTCTCCAAGCGAGCGGACGGCCTGTACATCGACCCGACCTTTGAAGCAAACTACCGCAATGCAAAGGCGGCAGGTCTGGCTGTGGGCGTGTATTACTACACCTACGCCACCAGCGAGGCAATGGCCGATGCAGAGCTTTCCCTGCTGGCTGACGCCCTGCGTGGCAAGACGCTGGAAATGCCTGTGTCAGTGGACGTGGAGGACAACAAATTCAGGGTTCTTGGCAAGCAGGCATTGACCGACCTGACAGCCTACGCCCTGAAAAAGGTGGAGGACATGGGCTTTTATGCCCAGCTCTATACCTACACCAGCTTTGCTAAAACGCGCCTGTATATGGGCGGTGCTGCCCTCAGTCCCTACGACGTGTGGCTGGCCGACTACACAGGAAAGACACCTGCCGTGACCTTTGCCTACAACACCCACCAGCACACCAGTAAGGGCAGCGTCCCTGGCATTTCCGGCCACGTTGACCTCAATGTGACCACACGCAACTATCCGAAAATCATCTGTAAGAAGGGCCTGACCCGTCTCCGGGAGGGCAAATGACCGAAAAAGAAGCTCTCCTGTGGGTGCTGGGCATCCTGGGCAGCCTGTGCGCTGCGGCCATCACCATCGACAAGGTGCTGGACATCATCCACAAGTACGTCAAAAAGGCACAGGAGCCGGACAACGCGCAGAATAAGCGAATGGATGCGTTCGACAAAAGACTTGGTGTGCTGGAACAGGGGCAGCTTCAACACACACAGGCCCTTGCAAGAGACCTGCGCCGCTTTGACGGCCTCGATGAAGAAATGCGTCTCGTACTCGTTGGCGTACAAAATCTTTTGGATTCGCAGCTGTCCGGCAACAACCGCGAAGGTATGCAAAAAAGCAAATCCGATATTAACAACTACCTACTGAAAGGAGTAACAAATCATGGAAGCAATGTTTAACTTTATCCCCGCACCCATCGCACTGGTACTGATGCTCATCGGCTTTGCCGCGCTGGCCGTTGGTGCCATCCGGCTGGGCTACAAGCAGTACGTCAAGCAGTGGGCACTGGAGCTCGTGACCATCGCTGAGGACAGCATCATGGGCAGCGGCCAGGGAGCCAAGAAAAAGGCACAGGTCTTTGCCGCACTGCGCGGCGCACTGCCGGACTGGCTGAAGCCTTTTATCACCGATGAAGTGCTGGACAGTGTGATCGAAAAGGCCGTCAGCATGATGAAAAAGGCACTGGCAGAAAAGAATCCTACCATCAACCAGTAAAGGAGTACTATATGCCTGTACCTATGTGCGGCAACTACACTGACCAAAACGGCCAGCAATGGATTTGTGATGAGGTGGACTTGGAGAGAGGGGTGAAGGTGCAGAGAGTAAACGTTGTAGACTTGTCAACTTGTACAATTACGGGTTCCACTAATCTTGTGGCAACAAAAAGACTTGCGATTCGGTTATCACTCAAAGGTAAAGATTATACAGTAAAAGCCCTATGCAATAGATTGCCATATTTAGTTTCGTTCACTAGCGATACCATTCACTTTTATGTAGACACAAGCAATGCGCAGGTTTTCATTCCCATTGACGCTAAAAACCCGGAAGAGGGAGAATATATTTTATTCTACGTTCTCGTCACCCCCATCGAAACTCCGCTCACCCCTGCCGAGCTATCTGCCTATAAAGCCCTCGCCACTTACGGCCCTGACACGGTGGTACAGGCTGGTGACGGTGCGGGCATAAAGCTGGGGTACCAGCGGGACGTAAATCTCGTCGTCAAAAATCTTGAGGACGCCATTGCGTCCATGACCTAAGGAGGTACACATGGCTATCAAGAGCAAAGCCCGGCATGACCTGACCCTGCGCTCCATCAAGCGGGAAATCGCCGCAGGACGCGACGTGGCATACTGGCTGGACAAGGCGTACACCCATCTGGACAGCGGCCTGCTGACGGAGGACGACATTGCAGAGGTGGAAGCCCTTGCGCAGGCGTACTACGATGCACTGGATGCGGAGGACAAGGCAAACGCTGAGGAAAACACACAGTAAGGAGGATATCATGGCAAGCACTACATACCGCCATCCCGGTGACGTCGCCGAGATGTTCGCCGCACAAGAGCAATTTCGGCACGTCACGAAAATGGTCTGCGCACGTTTTCGTGGCCTCACGAAAACATACCATCTCGGCAATGTCAACCAAATGGTGACGTTTTGTCACCGGTTTACCGTGCTTGGCAATATGGTGCGCAACGCCGGAGAGTTGCCGCAGCCTTTCTGGCTCGGTTCTGCCCGTGGCGGCGGCTCGTGTGGTGCTGCCTGCTGCGCTGCAAGGACTTGACCGACAACAGATGACCGCCACCATCAAAAGCGCACCGCTTGGGAGGGTTGACCGTAAGATAGCCTTACTGCGGTACGTTGAGCGGCTTCCACTGCCGGACATTGCAGCACAGACACACTACAGCCGGACGGCAATCAGCTACCGGCTGAAAGGCATTGAAAAAATGCTGGATGTGTGATATACTATTTGTACCGTCCGAAGTAGCGTACACACACTTCGGAGAAAATGTGTACAGAGAGCCAGCGGAAGAACGTTTACCCGCTGGCTTTTCTTTTGGCACGAATTGTGGTATAATTATCTCAACAAATCCACCCGGCCTCTCGAAGAAGCACAACAGGGTGGATATTTGCCAGTTAGCCCAGTGCTTTATCTGGGAATGAAAAAAGCGGTTGCCAGATAGGCACCGGCCAGTCTCCCGCCCGCCTGCTTACAGTGCGTACCATGCGGGAGACGCAGAAAGCCCCCGGTGTTCCGTTTGGAGCATCGGGGACTTTTTTACTTTTTCTTCAATTCCTCAAGCCTGCTGGAAAGTTCTTCTTCCCATCCTTCATGTTCTTTGAGGTACGGGGCGTAAATTATGCTCTCGGCTTCCTTTCGGGCCGCGGTGGCTTCTTCGATCGTGTCATAGCTGCCGAGATGATATTGCTTGCGTTGGAAATTGATATATGCACGCCATCGGCCGTGGCAGTCTTTACACACGCCATTTGCGCCAGAAGTGGAATTTTTATTGATATGGCCTCCGACCCTTGTGCGAATCGACATAACGGAAGAGCCATCTGCGTAAACTGTACTGTGAATTGCCCCGTTTTTTTCTCCGATGCCCCTGTTGCAATCTGCGCAATGCTGAATTCGAGAAAGCCTTGTGATCTTTACGGTGGTTTCCTTCCCACATTTCGGGCAAATCGCACGGCACAGAAAACAGCCTGACCTCTTTTCAGGCAAAACTTCCAATACTTTCCATCCGTTAATAATCTGTCCTTCTTTTTTCTTCGCCTTTCGTAAAGCCGTCTCCGTCATGGCTGGCTTTTGCCCTCGATTCGCGCAAGACAGACAGCTGCGGCTTTTGCCAAGACGCAGGGAGCTGTCATACACGTCTTTTACCACTCCGCACTCACACTGGCATGTGTAGTAGTGCGGCTTTTCAGCCGGCGCAAGTACCGTCCACTTTCCAAAATGCTTTCCAGTCAATTCTTCCATAACATTTTCCTCAGATCAATCCGTAGTGCTCTGCCAACAAAAAGCGGAGATACACAGGGCACGCACGCTTCTCGCCGCACCAGTCCTGCACAGTGCGAAGCGGGATGCCCACCTGCTTTGCAAAAGCGGTCTGACTGTGTCCGGAGGCCTTGACCATTTCCCGCACGTTCATGCGGGAAACATCCCAGAGATGGGACAAGCGGACGGTCTCGGCGTCCAGATCAAGGTGCCCTTCAAAATCGTCCGAGATGCTGAGGGTGACGTTACCGAGAAAAACTTCTTTCGGCTGCTTGGCAGCCATGCCAAAAAGTTCTGCATTGCTGTACATGGTTGACTTCCTTTCTTTCAGATGGTAATATATTTGCGCACCTCCATGGTGCGTCTTTCACAAAATCCCCTGTCAGATGTTGCGAGCATCCGGCAGGGGATTTTTTTATTTACAGGTCAATCCACTCTTCGTTCTCTTTGAGCGTCTCGACGTACTGGGGGTAGATGTCGCTGATGATGACGTCCTTCTCCATGTCATCCAGATCGCCCTGCATAAGAGCTTCGGACTGCTCTTTAGTCAGCTCCATATCTGCGGTGATTGTCCACTCGGCGTCATCCTTGCTATGCACAAGGGCTCCGTCTGCATCAATGTGAGCGTAGATCGTCCAGACGATTTCGCCGTCCTCGCAATCCATGGTCTTGTATTCGTCAGGCTCCACCTCGGTGCCGTTCTCCATGACCTTTGTGGCGAACTCTTCAGCGTTAAGGATCTTCATATTTTTTTACCTCCATGTTGTTGTGTGCTTGTGTCTTTCACTGTCTTTAGTGTACACGCGTTGCGTGCAATTGTCAAGACTTTTTTGAAAAATTTATACGCGTTGCGTGCAAATACTTGAGCGCTCATACAGCCCTGTGCTGTGTGGGCGCTTTTTTATTTGTCCTTCGTTGCGCGTTCCTTGTCTCTCCCGGCGGTTTAAAAAAGTACACTGGGCGCAAAGGGAGGGGGTGCCATGTGTGGCACAGGTTTAACCCGAACCCGCGTGGGAGCAGCGTCGGGGACTGCGTAGTGCGGGCGGTAGCTGCGGCCACCGGTCGGAGCTGGGAGCAAGCGTATATTTCGCTGGCGCTCACCGGCTACGCCATCGGCGATATGCCAAGCGCCAACCGCACATGGGGCGCGTACCTCCAAAAGCAGGGTTACAAGCGCCGCATGGTGGAAGCAGACTGCACCACCTGTTACACCGTGGCAGATTTTGCCCGGGAGTACCCGCGCGGCGTGTATGTACTGGGCTGCTCCGGCCACGTCCTGACCGTCATCGACGGTGCGTGGTGGGACAGTTGGGACAGTGGCGCGGAATGCCCGATTTACTACTGGTATAAGGAGGAGTAAACGATGCCTTACAATCCGTATGCGTATCAGATGCCGACATACTACGGCCAGCCAATGCCGGACAACCTCGCTCAACTCAGGCAGGGAACAGGCTATCAGTCACCCATGATGCAGCAGCCGACAGCCCAGACAGCACAGGCTGCGCCCTCCATCATCTGGGTGCAGGGAGAAGAGGGCGCAAAAGCCTATATGGTCGCCGCAGGCAACAGCGTGTTGCTGATGGACAGCGAAAACAGCGCTTTTTACATCAAGAGCACCGACGCCAGCGGGATGCCGCTGCCTCTCCGCGTCTTTGACTACAAGGAACGCACCACGGCGACAAAAATGCCCCATCAGACGGCGCAGCAGCCCGGCGGGGAGTTTGTCACCCGAGCAGAGTTTGACGCTCTGGCAGCCCGCTGTGCGGCGCTCGAGAAGCAAGAGCCTGCAAAACCTGAAACGGAGGTCAAATAAGTATGGCAAACTCTCTTTTTAACGCACTGGGCGGCGGTATGCCCGCCATGCCAAACCCTATGGGTCAGTTCGGGCAGATGATGCAGCAGTTCCAGCAGTTCCGTGCAAACTTTCAAGGCGACCCGAAAGCAGAGGTGCAAAAGCTGCTGCAATCCGGCAAAATGTCACAAAACCAGCTGAACCAGCTGCAGGCGATGGCGCAGCAGTTTCAGCAGTTTCTCCATTAAGTCGTAACCGTGGCCACGGTTCAAGCATAAAAATCATTCAAAACACACGAAAGGAGTACAAAAATGTCTCTTTCTTCCGATTCTGCGGTTCTGACCATGCCCGTTCAGCCCGCAAACACCAACGGCAGCAACGGCTTTGGCTTTGGCAATGATGGCGCATGGTGGATCATCATCCTGTTCCTGTTCGCCTTCTGCGGCGGCTGGGGCGGCAACTGGGGCGGCAATGGCAACACCGGTGCCGGTGTCGTTGACGGCTACGTTCTGACCTCCGATTTTGCCAACATCGAGCGCAAGATGGATGGTATCAACAACGGCATGTGTGATGGCTTCTACCAGCAGGCGCAGCTTGTCAACGGCGTGCAGCAGACCGTGAGCAACGGCTTTATGTCCGCAGAGATCAGCCGCGCAAACCAGCAGGCGGCGTTCATGCAGCAGCTGTTTGCCATGCAGATGCAGCAGCAGGAGTGCTGCTGCGAGAACCGCTCTGCCATTCAGGGCGTCAACTACAATTTGGCCACCCAGTCCTGCGAGACCCGGAACACGGTGCAGAACACCACCCGGGACATCATCGACAACCAGAACCAGAACGCCCGCGCCATCCTTGACGCCCTGACCGCACAGCGCATCGAGGCAAAGGACGCAAAGATCGCTGAGCAGGGTCAGCAGCTGTTCGCAGCACAGCTTGCGGCATCTCAGGCAGCCCAGAACGAAACGCTCAAGGCCTACATGAGCGGTCAGCTGGCCTACTACAATCCGCGCCCCGTGCCCGCATTCCCGGTTCCTGCGCCTTACCAGTACGGTAACTGCGGCACCGGCTGCGGCTGCAACGGTTGCGCCTAATCGAATAACGGCAACTTTCGAGGATTTCTCGAATGTTCAGCCCCTGAGCTGATTTTGCAAACCAGAGCGCCGGGGCAGTAGTCCCGGCGTTTTTATTATGAAAGGAGCCGATAAAATGGCCGAATTTAGCAATTCTAACACCGTTAGCGTGGCAGCGGGCCAGAACCTTCCCCTGACCGAGACCGCAGTGAACGCGCCTGCGTGCATTGTGCATCGTGAGGGCAGCGGCCTTGTGACCATGCGGGGTCTGACCAATCAGTGCAAAGCGCGCTTCAAGGTAAGCTTTGGCGGCAATGTCGCCATTCCCACCGGTGGCACCGTGGGGCCCATTTCCGTGGCGCTGGCTGTCGGCGGTGAGTCGCTGACCAGTGCGACAGCCATTGTCACCCCGGCGGCAGTCGAAAATTACTTCAACGTTTTCGTGGCCGCTTTCATCGAGGTGCCGCGCGGCTGCTGCGTCACCGTGGCGCTCAAAAACACCAGTACGCAGGCAGTCAGCATTGCAAACAGCAACTTGATCGTTGAGCGGGTAGCATAAGAAAGGAGATAAAGTCATGCTGGATAAACTGAATCATTTGAAGGATGAGATGTGCGACGAGCTCATGGAGCTGACCGACAAAAAGAACCGGTCCCCTGGCGATGTTGAGATGATCGGCGAGATCGTGGACATCATTCTGGACATCCACCGCATCGAGGATTACTGCGATGGCGGCGAGTACAGCCGTACGGGCGAGTGGGAAGCTGACATGCGCGGAACCTTCGGCCACGATGCCGGAAACGGTTACAACCGGGGCAACAGCTACGCCAACCGTGGCCGTCACTATGTTCGTGGGCATTACTCCCGCACGGATGGCCGTGAGCGCATGATCTCCGACATTGAGGACATGATGCAGGAGGCCACCGGCGCGGAGCGCGACGCATACAAGCGGGCAGTCGACATTCTGCGGAACGCATAAGGAAGAGGGTGGCAGGCATGGACATTGACGAGATCAACGAGCATATCCGCAAGCTCAAGTGCGAGGAAACCAGTTGGCAGAGCGTCAACAAGCTTGCTGCCCTTTGCACTGTGCGAGATGAGCTAGAAGAAAAACAGGATTCAGCGTCCCATATTGAGGCCATGCCAGAGCCGATGCTCCAGGCATACTCTACATCCGGGCCGCCTCAAAGCGAGTTTGTGGAAGCTGCAAGCGCCGCCCCTTTTGGCGCACTGATGGATATTCTGGACGAGCATATGAGCGCCATTAAGCTTGTGTATCCCAAGGAATATGAGCTTGTGATGCGAAAAATAAGGACAATTTGATTGCATCATTGCAATATTTTTGCAAATGTGATAGACTAACCAAAACTCAAGTTTAAACTTCATAAGCTAACAATAAGCAAACAAATCTAATCATTATAACGATATACCGCAAAATATATTTGATTTGTAATCAGTGGGTTGCAGGTTCAACTCCTGTCACCAGCTCCAAAAATAAACGCACGAACGATAAAAATGAATCGTCCGTGCGTTTTTCTTTTTACTTGAAATGCCTTGAAATCTCCTGAATGAACGTGATAATCTAACAAACAATCCAACAAATCAGTACTTCATCTTTTGCATTTCCTGCAACAAATAGGCTGGATCGTTGTGGGACACGTACTTGTTGGCCGTGGTGGAGAAATTTTTGTGCCCGAGGATGGCCTGCACGGCGGTCTTTTCCAGACCACACTCCACCATCTTGCTGCTGGCTGTATGGCGCAGCGTGTGTGGATGCACGCCCTCTATATGGCATTCCTGCATCAACGCCCGGAACTTTGTAGCCACGTTGCGCTTATCCAGCTTTGTGCCGGCCTTGGATGGAATCAGCCATTCACACCCGCTGTCAAGCATCCAAAAGGCAATGATTTTGTAAATGGGATCAAGGATGGGGATGATGCGGTTCTTGCCTGCTTCTGTCTTTTCACCGCCCTGCATGTACCGCTCTTTCAGATGCACGTCGTCGCAGCGCATGGAAAGCAGCTCGTCAATGCGCATACCGGTATAAAGCAGCACCATTGCGATTTGCGCCGTCTGCCCAAATTTCGGGTCATTCTGTCGGCTGCTGATCTGCTCGATCTCTTGGGCGGTCAGTGTGCGCTCTGCTTTTCCTGTAGCCGCCGGGAGCTGCAGCAGCATGGCGTAATTTTTGTTTATGATGTCCTGCGCCATTGCCCACTCGCAGATCTGGCTGAAAAGTGTGCGCTGCTTTTCGCAGGAGCTGCGGGAGAGTCCCTTTTCCACCATCTGGTCAATGACCTGTTGATAATCTGCTGCTTTCAAGTCCCGCAATTGTCGGTCGTATAGCGGCGCAGCCTTTGCATAGGCCAGCTCGTACCCCTTTTGCATGTCCGTGCTGAGCTTGTCAAATTTGGGCTGCGCTTTCCATTGGGCATAGGCATCCGCAAAGGTGCACTTCAGACGCGCTGCGGGCGTGTTCTGGGCGTTGTAAGCGTCCAACGCTTGTACGGCTTCGCCTGCTGTTTCAAACGTGCCCAAAACATCCCTGCAGGCTGTAAGCGCCACATACGGTCTTGCCCGCGCTCCACTCAGTTTATACACGCTGCCGCTGCCCTTGGGACGGCGGCGCTTTTTTCTTTGCTGCGGGGCGGCTTCCGGCTGCTTCTTCCCGCACCATGGACAAAAAGAAGCACCATCCGGGATCTCTTTCCGGCAGCATGGTCTCACGCATTTCATGGCTTACTCCTTTTTCTGCCCGATATATATCCAAAGGCACCATTTTCAGCAGCGGCCCTCCCGGCCTTATAATGGATCTTCAGGTCCTCAATGGGCGGCTGAGGGTCGTCCGGGCAAGGGTCAAGGCCCGTGATCTGTGCATAGTTATACTGGTCTATGATGGTTCCACACACGCTGACCCGGTTATTCAGGGGGCAGTGGAGGTTTGCAGCTATCTCCGATATGACGGCTGCTGGGCTGCTTCCGTGACTGCCCTTCAGTATGAAAAGGAGCAGCTTTTTCGTCAGCGGCGGCAGGTTTACCACGAAACGGCGCAACTCTGCGTTTAGCTCATCGTCGGCCTTGTCGTCATCCGGCACTTTGTACAGATCCGGGTGGAGCATCTCCATAAACACCGTGATGGGTGACACGCCACACGCCGTGCACCAATCCATGATCTCGTCACTGTCCGGGCTGGTGCAGCCTTTTTCCCAGCTCTGCACGGTGCGCTCTCCTTTTTCGATGCGCCTTGCGATCTCCGCTTGACTCAGACAGGCAGACACCCGTGCTTTTGCAAGCGCTTTTCCGATTTGGCTCGCCGTAAAATAACTCATACTTTCGCCCCCATAATTCCGGTGTATTTTTAACAAAAAATGGCGCAGAAAAAATCCGCGCCATTCGACAAATTTTATCCGTATTTTATTTTCCAACGGCGCATGGTAGAATTTGGTTTATAAATCGTAGATGTGCACAAAAGAAAGGAGAAAACAAAATGGATTTTGAGCAAAGAAACGGCAAAGAAACTGAAATGACCATCATCGACGGAATGCCCGCCAGCATCCTGACCGGCACCGACCGCACCCCTGCACCCTGGGAGGAATGAGCCATGAAAGACAAGATGAAGCACTTCAGCACCTATATCCGCGCCGCTCTGGCCTGCTATGTGAGCATGACGCCAGATCAGCAAGCCCTCGCAATGATGTACGCGGCCCACAAGATCGCCGCGCTTGACAAGTTGCACGTTGCAGCACAGGAACCCGGCGGGGCTGTAGCCGCTGACCTGTTGCAAAATTTGCAACAGCCTTGCAACCTCGAATAAGCTGAAATGTCAGCGCAAATCCGCATTTTTCAGCGTATTTTTCCGCTGAAAGAAGGGAACGAATGGGGATCGACGACAACAACCGGCGGTTTTATAATATGGTCGTGAACAGGTTTACAGGCCAAGCAGCTGAGATTTCTTTGTGTTGTACTCCGCTTCCGTGATGGCCCCCATATCCAGTAGCTGCTTAAACTTCAAAAGCTCATCGGCGGCGCTGGATGCCGCCGGAGCGGCAGCCTGTGGCTTTTCCTGGCTGACTTTGCAGTTCTTGAGAAAATCGGTCATGCCGCCGGGATAAACCGTTGTCGGCAGACTGGTTTCTCCAAGAGGGAGCGTAAAACGGATGGAAACGTTTTCTTTGCTGCGGCTGCCTTTGCGGGTCTCTGTTTTGGCGGTAGCAGCGCCCACGATCGCACCCACAGGACCGGCAACGGTTGCACCGATCACGGCCCGGCCAATGCCGCCTTTGGTCTCTGTCACCGTCAAATCGTCTGGCGCGTCAGATTCGTAACCGGCGACTTCATCAAAGCTGTAGATCATGCGAGGGCCTTTATCACCGCCGCGATGCCCAAAGCAAAACAGTCGGTTTGCCTTGTCGATGGACACAAAAAGCGCATCTCCATCATAGATGGAATCGGTCTCCTTGAACGCCTTGCGGCGGCCTTCCAACGTAGCCCAGTAATCAGTAAGGGCGGCTGTCGGTTGCTTTGCTGCTCGGATGCCCAATTTTGAAAAGAAAAAGTTGCTGCAGCTGGCGCAAATCAAGCCGTCCGCGCTTTTCTCACGGTTCAGAAGGCCCAGCTTTCCGCCGCAGACAGGACAGGCATTTGCCATAATAACCACCTCATAAACAAAAATAGGCAGCCAACCAGCTGCTGAAAAGCTAAATTATCAAGGAAAATGCCAAAGGAGGAAAACAAAGTGGAAGAAAATAGCACAAAATTGATGAAAGACACCCCGGAATGTGTTATACTTGAGAAAATCAAGCTTGCACTTTCCCTTGGCATCGACGTGGATAAACTTTTACAGGAGGTAAAAATATATGCTTAATACTGCACTGCTTGTCATTTTAGTTGGCCTGATTATCTATATCGGCGCTATTCTGACATATGAATTTCTTGACTTGAACGATTTTGCTTTTCTTCACAAAAAGCCAAAATATACCGTCATTCCGGCAGAGTGTTTTCCTAAAAAGGTTACGCTGGGCGACCTCTGCGAACTCTGCCCTGAAACTATTTTCAAGGTGGTTGACGGAAATAGCGGATTTGCCATGATTAACCCGCAAGATATTGACAGCGAAAAACTGAGCATTTACAAAACACTTTCTGCTTACAATCTGGACACGCAGAATCAAACGCTGGAGGTTTCCGACCCTTCGCTTCTTTGAGATACAAAAAGCGTCAATACCGTACTCACGACAGCAGAGAGCACCGCAATGACAACACTCTGAGCAAATTGTTTGCGGCTAATTCTCTGCTGTCTTTGCTTTTCGATAAAATAAAGAACGCCCTTTTGAGTAAGAGAAATAGAAAAATTCTCAAAAATGCCATTTTCTGTAAAATCATATACCGTTATCAAGCCATCTGCCCACAAAGAGTCAATCAAAGACTTTGGATTTTTTATGCCATTTTTAATAAAAATGCTAGGCGTAAAATAATCGTCATCTTCATGGGTTTCGTAATAGTCACAAATTATTTTCATGCCTTTATGAATCTGGGCTTCGCTAACCATTCCCGTCACCATCTGGCATATTCAAAACGGCATCAATCGTAGTGTTCAGCATATCCCAAAATGCCGCCTGCTGTTCAGGCGAAAGCTTTTTCATCTTATTAAGAGTGGCCTGCGCCTTTGCATCCAGCCCACTCCCTTCACCGGGGGTGGGCTTTTCTTTTTGGTCTTCGCCCATAAGCTCTTCAATAGAAATTCGTAGAAAATCAGACACAAGCAGTAGCTTATCTTTCGGCGGATAGCGCTTTCCATTAGCCCATTTTCCTACTGTTCCGTTGGCAAATTTCAAATCTTTCTCCATTTTTGTAATGGAGCTTCCTTGATTT